CCCCAAGGTATATTCAATGTAGTCAAACCCTTTTATCGCGGGGTTTTTGGGTGTTTGGGTACTTGAGATCCCAATTGTTGATCAATTAATCCCAATTTTTCAAGACTTCAGGGCAATCATCCCAACAGTTACCCCAATCGGATAACTCTGTATAGGTTTTATCTAGCTTAACCAAGACGGTTTGACCATTATCGGTGTAGTAGCCATAGCGGTCATCTTTCATATCAAACAAGACTCCGACCTGTTTACTGTTACCAGTACCTATGACTTCCCAATCAACAACGTCAATACCAAAACCCAAAGCGTCAAATTCATCAACGCGATTTAATACCAATTCAATAGCTTCGGGTTCAAAATTATCGGTTTGAGATACCAAGTCTTTCAATGTTAGTGCGTTCATGTTTTTTGTCCCAATGGTTTTAACTTCTTAATCAAAAGCTCCTGATTCCCAATATTTTTTCGCAGCTTCCCACTGTTCGGCGGTTGCCGCGATGTGAACCTGATGCCCAAAGGAATCACCTTTGTGATGATTGACGAGAACCCCATTCAAAGACACTCCCTCAACTTGTTTTAAGCCTAAGCTATTGATCAGGGCATCCATAGTTTCTAGGGTTTTTAACCCAAATCCATGAGGGTCGTATTTCAATGTATTGGGAACCTGGGGAGACTCCCCGTCATATCTCCAATAGCGGGCGTGTAACATATAAACCTCCTTAATTAATTAGTCGATTCAACAAAGCTGTGGACATTGCTTGATCCACAAATACTGACCACGTACCGTCTTCAGTTTGTTCCAGTTGGGCGGCAATATCTAAATCTTGATCTAGGGCAAAAACACCCTCTTTAAATTGGACAAACTGAAACGGAGATAAATTTCTAAAAACCAACGACTCTTTTTGCTTATTGGCTTTCTGGAAATCATTAGCAGATGCCAAATCTTCCCCAGAAAAAGCCAATCGCCTGTTAACCAAAAATATTTTTGTTGGCTGTTCCATATTTGCTCCTAATTAATTTCCAAATTCTTCAGTCATTTTTGCCCAAAATTCAGGGCACTCATTTCGGTCTGGCCTATAACATCCAGATTCCTGAACCAAGGCACGTCCAATGCCTTGACCTTTATATTGTTGATTTTGCGCGGATTTAAGGCATCGCGCCCAGCCCATAAATTATCCATTGAAGCGTCTGTTTTGGCTCTGTTGATTGCAGCAGGCAACGATCCCTGCTTTGTCAATCCTCAATAATCTGAGGATTGATTTTTTAGCTTTCAGTATATTTTTAAATTCTGATTGATCGAAATCGCTATACCAAGGTTGGGATTCGTCAACCAAGGCGTGTAATTTCTTCAAAATCTGGGTCATATTTTCCCAGGCGATTTTTTCGCAAAAATCGCGGTTTTCAATCCAGAATTTAGCTGAAACGGCAATCCCTACCGCTTTTTTAATTCTGATTTCTCCTTCCCCCGGCTCCCCACCCAGAGAAGAATAATATTCAGCAAAATCACGGCGGAGTTTATCTGCCCACTGAATTTGTTTTTCCGATCCCACAAGGGGAGGAAAAAACCAATCAATTTTCTCCACTGGTTTTACATCCCAAATTGTTAACTGTTTAGGTTCCACAACCGCCACCGCTTTCAGGGCTTCTAACCGCCCCTCAAGAATAGTCAATTCAAAACCCCAGCGCCGGATCAAAGACCGGACACTAGGGAATTTGCTGATTAAATTTTTGAGTTGATTAATTTTTTTAGAAAGTTGAGTGACAGTGGTTGTGGAGTTTTTCATATTCAGCCCGATTTGGCGGCGACCCTGTAAATTTGTTATTCTTAAATCATATATAAAATTTAAAAATATGTCAAGGGGTAAATGGAAAAAAGCCGAGAAACGCCAAAAGGCTATTCTGGTAATGCTTTCGGAAATTGAGAGGGAAAGGCTAGAGGCGATCGCATCCTCAAGAAGTCTATCCCTCTCGGAATTGGTCAGATATTGGATCAACAATAATGGGTGATCATCCCATCTTGAGTATCAAATTAGTCAAGAGCAAAAGCAATCGTCAACCTTGATGATCTCAATCTCAACGCACAAATCCTTGAGTCGCTCATAAGCCACCACCGGATCGGCTTCAAAATCAACCGGACTAGATCCGTCCATCGGCAAGTCCGACACCGCCCCCAATGGCTCATAAGCCCTTGATTTATTATTCCAAAAAAATACTCGGTTAATATGTCGCTCTGCTGCTTCGGGGGTTTCCAAGAAACAATAGATCAACCCCGTAACAATTGCCTGCCGGACATCTGTTCTGAATCGCCGTTTGTCGAGTTTGATCGTCCACAATTCGGTCAGGAGTTCCTCGTCGGTGGCAGCATCGTACCAGAGACATTCACAAGAGAATGTGTGGAGGTCGTTGGCATGAATTTTTTGGGCGGGTTGAAATCCTTTTTTAGCGGGTTTGGTTTTGGCTTTAGTTGATGTTTTCATGGTTAGTTAATTGATTTTAAGATTGCCAGACCTAATTCTTTAGCCAATAACGGAGGCACGGCGTTTCCTATTATTTGTTGGCTTAAAGTTTTGGATTCTGGGAATTGATAGGAGTCGGGGAAAGTCTGAAGCCGTGCCGTCGCTTTCTGACTAATTCGTTTAACTTGACTTCCCTCCATGATGTCCGCCCAGTGGGTATGCCGCCCCGATGCCATAGCTCGAATTGTTGGGCAGGGTTTGTTCTGTGGAGTCGGGAGAATATTCTTGATGCAGGCTCCCGCGCGGGGGATTAACAGGATGGGTGAGTGCGAATTGACGTGACCCCCCACAATAGTAAAACTTGGATCGTTTGACTCCCGAACTGTAGCCTGTCTAATGAGATTTTTCCCAATATCAATCAAGGCTTTTTCTGGCAAATAACCCAATTCATTTAGTCGTTTAATCTGCCAGTCTGCAAGCTCACAATCCTGCATTTCTGGGATTAAATCATCAATAGCTTGATACCATCCCTTTCTAGGCTTTGATTCGGGAAAATATGGGAGGGGTTCTGAGTTTTTGACTGCCCACATGATTAATCGTTTCCGGTTCTGTGGAACCCCATAATCCGCCGCGTCAAGAATTAACCAATGGTAGCGATATCCACAATCAATCAGCGATCGCAATATCGCCTCAAATGTCGGCGACTTAGCATATCCTGGTACATTCTCAAGGATCACCCATCGAGGGTTTAATGTAGCTATATAGTCCCGACAATACAACCCCGCATCTTTGTCTTTGTGATCGGGAATATCACCACGCCGCGCCATTGAATATTGCTGGCATGGGGGACTCATCCAAAGCAAATCAACCCGATCCATGAGATGAGTGCGAATTTCACCGACGCAAGAATTAAATATTTTAGTATTAGGGAGATTTGCTTGGGCAACTTTAGCAATTTTAGGATCTCGCTCAACTCCCCAAATAGACTTAAATCCTGCTGACTCTAGGCCTAAATCTGCGCCACCACCGCCTGTAAATAATGTTGCAAATGTTAGCATTAGAAATCCTCCTCAACAATTGTTAAGCCACAGCCGGGGAGGATTAAACTGGGATTGTTTGAAGCCATTAATTCAACCATTCCAGATGGTAAACAACGCCGGACTATTAATGTCATGCTGTCTAAATTTCTGTCAGTAGTTTTGACGCGATCGCCTTCTTTAAAAACGTAATCACCCAACAATATTTGTTCCCCCCTGACCATCCGAACAAATAGCTTTATTTTGTCCGAGTCTAGGGATTCTCGGACTCCACCCCATGCCCATTCAATTGTTATTTTATTTCTTCGACAATTAACAACCCGCCCAACATATCGATGGTCGCTTTTAAGTTGGACAATATCAGTTTTTTTGAATGGACTTGAATCGGAAACTTCCTCAAAATCTAGGGTTTCCGATCTATGTAAATTCCCTGTTTTTTCGTTAGTTATTTGACAGGTTTGTTTCATTGAATTAAATACCTCAACCCGCCAAGCTGTTCCCTTAATTAAATAGTTTGGGCGGTGTTTGTGAGGGTCAATCTCTACCCATTCCCCGACTTTTAAAAGTCTTTCAATTATTTTAATTGTTTTAATTGTTGCAGTCATCGTGTAACCTCCCTTTTGTATTTTCTTGTTGGTGTTAATGCTTTCTTTAATGACCAACCCCGTTGAAGTCTTTGCGCAAAATATTGGAGGGTCATCGGGGGGTTTTGGTTTTTGTAAATCCATTCAACGGTATGTTGTCTTCCCCTGAAATAATAGGTTTTAAAAATGGGATTAGGAGGGATGATTTTGTCTTTAATCTCCTGGATTCTTTCTTCCGACAGTGGTTCGATTTTGTATCTGCCATAAGTTAGTGGCTTAATGATTTCAAACTTAAGAAACCGTTTTATTCTGGTATTTGCGTTTGCGATATTCAGGTTAAACTTATCGCGCATTTCTTGAACTTTAAAGGAAGTTTTGCCTTGTCTCTGTTGTTCGTAAAACCAATTGATAATACTTCCTAAGTCTTCCCAACCAAGTCTGTCCATTTAGTTCATCCCCCGTACTAAATTTTTAAATTGGGTAAATTGAGAATCGAATAATAACTTAACTGTTCCGGTGGGGCCGTTGCGATGTTTAGCTAAAATTAATTCAGCTATTCCCGCGTCCGAAGTGTTGGGATTATAATAATCATCTCGATAGATCATCATTACTAAATCCGCGTCTTGTTCAATTGAGCCCGATTCTCTCAAGTCTGAAAGCATTGGCCGTTTATTGGTGCGCTGCTCGACGCTACGACTCAACTGAGATAAGGCAATAACGGGAACATTTAAAACCCTTGCTAGTCTTTTTAATCCCCGTGTAATTCTTGATAATTCCTGCACACGGTTATCACTTCCCCCGTCCATTAATTGCAGATAATCTATTAGAATTAACCCCAACTTTCCATCGTTATCGGCTTGCAATCTTCGAGCCTTAGAATACATTTCGGAAACAGTTGGATTTGGTGTATCGTCAATATAAATCGGTAATTCTGCCAACTTGCTAATTGCTTCTGTTAGCGACTCCCATTCCTCTTGTTGGATATTTCCTGAACGGATGCGGTTACTTTCGATTTTGGCTTCACTAGATAATAGTCTTTGGACTAATTGACCTTTGGACATTTCTAAACTGAAGACTGCGACGGGTAACCCTTTTTTGGCAATGTTATATCCAAAATTTAAAGCCAAACTCGATTTGCCCATTGCAGGTCTTCCTGCCACAATAATTAAGTCGGTGTGTTGGAATCCTCCAGTCATAGCATCGAGGTCATAAAATCCAGAGGGGACACCGGGGGGAATCTTGCTTTCGCTCCGGTCTTCAATTTCTTGAAAGGTATCAATTAAAGTTTCACCAATCGAAACTAAATCCTGTTGTGATTTTGATT